TGAGTACCTTGTCCACCAGTACCACCCTGTAATCCTTGAATACCCTGAGTTCCCTGAGAACCTGTTATCCCTTGGGTACCTTGACTACCTTGAATTGCTTCACCCTGTATACCTTGAATACCTTGGGTACCTTGAATACCAGTAGTACCTTGCATTCCTTGAACGCCTTGAGGTCCTATACTTCCTTGTAAACCTTGTGTACCTTGAATTCCCTGGAGTCCCTGTAAACCTCTATCACCGTTTCTTGAGAATGTTACTCTTAAATTATCACCATCTGTAAATGATGTTGCACCGTTAAGTCTTGTAACTCCAAGTTCCCAATAACCAGTACTATCTGTAATTAAGTCAATGCGAGCTAGGAATTGTCTTGTATAATCTGTTGCATCAATAAACCTAACGTAACCTTTTGGAGAACCTGTAAGTGCATCAAGTTCAGTAAGAAGTCCGTCCATTACATTGACTGCACCGTTATCTTCGTCGTCAATATAAAGTTTTAAGTTTGCTGATGTGAAATTTGTTGAGCTGAATCGTAAGTTACCAGAACCTGGGTCAGCATCTGTTGTATCATTACTATAATCGTAATTGTATGAAATACCACCAAAATCACCAGTATTTCCTTGTAATCCTTGAGGTCCTTGGATACCTTGTAGTCCTTGTGGCCCTTGAGTACCTTGAGGCCCTAATAACCCTTGGAGGCCTTGAACGCCTTGACTACCGGTTATGCCTTGAACTCCCTGTGGACCTATACGCCCTTGAAGGCCTTGAACTCCTTGAGTTCCTTGAATACCAAGTAAGCCTTGAGTACCTTGTATACCTTTATCGCCTGATAAACTAAATGCAACTGTAACTGGTAATACTGTTGTAATACCTGCGCTTGGAGTATTCTCTAAAATGAAGTCACCACGTTGACCAGTACCTGATACGAACGTTAAATCAAATTCCCAATAACCTGTTTGGTCAACAGCATCTTGGATTGAGAAAATCATGTAATGGTCTGGGCCACCACGTAGAGTGATTTTCATAAATCCTCTGTTGGCACCAGTCGACTGAGAAATAAGTGTGTATAAACCTTCTAAGTTTACACTGTAAAATGCTTCATCATCAATCCACATTTTAGTAACACCCGAGTAATCATCTGTTGGACTATTCGAGCTGTTAAGAATTAAGTTACCTGTACCTGGGTCAACTTCTGTTATATCTTCTGCAATTCTAAATTCTACAACGTGACCAGAATCATCACCGTTATAGCCTTGTAAACCTTGAATACCAGTATCGCCTTGGATACCAGTTATGCCTTGAATTCCTTGAGGACCTTCACGACCTTGTAAACCTTGAATACCCAAATCACCCTGTATGCCTTGAACACCTTGTGGTCCTCTTCGGCCTTGGATACCTTGAATACCTAAATCACCTTGAACGCCCTGTGTACCTTGAATACCTTTAGGACCTTGAATACCACGGAATCCTCGTTCACCTTGAATACCTTCATTACCTAAAGTACCTTGAACACCTTGAGTACCTTGAATACCAGTAAAACCTTGAACGCCTCTAAAGTTACCAATATTTACCCAAGTACTTGAACCAACATAAATCCAAAGTTCATCGTCAGCTTCATCAATAACACCATCACCGATATTAGCAGAACCAAATGCTCCGTTTAATGTAGCTTGTGGGTCACCACCAGAGTCAACATCTGCAACAGAACCAATAATTGTAAAACCGGGTCCGTAGTCACCTTGTAGACCTTGTAAGCCTTGAGTACCAGTTGCACCTTGAATACCTTGGGGTCCCGCTCCAATCTCTATCCAGTTAGTACCGTTGGAATAATAAACTTTATTATTATCAGCATATACGACTGCACCTTCGTAGGCGACAACATCGAGTGTAATAGGAAATGGTTGCGGATTACCGAACCCTATTAACATGCTCTTTCCTGTGATTGTTCCAAATTGGGACATTTAAGTTATTCTCCGTGTATCATTATTAATATATTTATCGGCAATTAAACAACGTCATCTTCTTCTGATTGACCTAATGTGAATGATAATGTACTATGTATTGCTAAATCAGCATCAGCTAAAATTTCTAGTGTATCACCACTCTTTAAAAACTGTCCATTAAGAGGTATGGCTGTTGTTTGATAACCTGGTACTGGCATATTTCTTAATATGTAAAATTCAGCATTAATATCTTCACGATGTGTTCTAACATCAATGTTAACAGTATTAGCTGTTGTATTACATAAAATTAATGGTGAAATAACTTCACCAACACCTGGTTCAACTGTTGTCGACCCACCAAATACTAGTTCTGGAACCTCGTATTGAGGAACTTCAATAAGAACTTGCCAGTTGGTAGAAACGACCTTGTTAACGGCAACTGGTTTTGCGTCAGGTGCCTGGGTAGTTGTAATTGTTGTTATTGGCATTTTTCTTTATCCTATTTCTTTTATAATGATGCTCTTGAGTTCGAAGCTCTTCTTGCAAGTTTTCTTACAGATGATGTAAATGGTCTACCTTCAATTCGTCCTGTTCGACCATTAATACGTAATCCTCTTGCAAAGTACTGGTTATTCAATTCGTCAGCACCCGACCATCTAATTCTACCACCATCCTCATTTAGGACAGAAGCGATAGCCGATATTGCAGAACCTAAGTTTCTAAAGTTCAGAGGTAATGCATTTCTGTTAACACCTGCAGAAGCACCGTTAAACTGGTGAGCAATGGATTCGACCAAGGCTCCAAATATTAACGTTTGTGGTCTAAGAACATTGTCTATCAGACAGTCGTTAAATAAACCTTCTACCATCAAGCTATGTTCTGAGTTTGGAGATAGATTATTAACAATATAATCTCTCATTCTGTTCCAGCTTCCTACGAAAGCATCGAGAAGGTCAGTATTATTTGCACCATCTAGTACCCAATCAGAAATATTATTATCCCAATAGTATATATTACCAGCGTAGAAGTTAGTAGAGTAATCAGTAGCAACAATGTATGCCCAGTTTGGCTTCATTCCTGTTATAGATGATAAATCAGATAACTGTTCAACTGAACCTTTGTATTTCAATCCTTGTCTTGTTGGATTAAATACTGGGAATACATGAGTTCCGTCATAATTGAAGAATGATGCAGTGAATGTTCTTACAGCATTCTGTGAACCATTATCACTGTATGTTGGAGCTGCAACATCTGGGTCAAACTTATCATAAGCAAAGTCATTGTAAACTGCTGTGAGTAAGTTTCTTGCATCACGTCTTGTTAATGGAATATCAATGAAGTCGTATGCAGCATTTACATAGCGTACTGTATCTTTCTGTAATGATTTTCTTCTTTGTCCAATTACTGCTTGAGCATCGGTAAATACTGCTTGAGAATATGCATAGTCTGGCTCAATCTTAACTGGTAAGTATTTAGTATCATTGAACACTTGAGTCTTGTAGAAGATATTTGCTAATTCTTCAACTTTCAAGCTTTCAACTGAAGTTGCTACTTCACCAATTACTACTTGATTTGCATATTCACCTAATACAATATCTTTACAAATTCTACCAAGCTGTCTGTATGATTTAGCAGTTGGTATTCTCTGGTCTTCTGGTATTCTGTAAATTTGGTTCCAGAAGTAGAAATCAGCGTTCCATCTTGAAGCAGTGTTTCCACCAAAGTTCAAGTCGAAGCTGAATGCATCGAGTAAGTAACCAGTATCTCTTTTGCACTTCGCTTTGTTATAGTCAAGTACATTGAAGCTACTATTAATAAATTGTGTTACATCAGATGCAAGCTCTTCAGTTTCATCAACAATACTTTGTGCAGCTGTTACTAATTCAGCAGATTGAGTACCAGTTGACTCTGGAGCAGGTAGTTCGTCTACATCATTTGCTCTAATAACGTCTTCGATATATCCAATTAATTCATGTACCCTAGCACCTTCAGTTGCTGTAGCAGCTGTACCTGAAAGATTCTGTGGAGTTAATGTGTAATTAACTGCGTTAGTTACTGCAATCTCTTGCACAACTTGTTCAACTGCATCTCCAAGGAATTGGTAAATATCAGCAGTCTGTACTCGTGTATCAATAGGTAGTACTGATAATCCATTCTCAAAGTAAATTCCTGCAGCTTGACGCATTGCAAAGTTAGTTTGATTATTAATATCGTGAGATGCTGCATCAATTAAGAATCCAATATCTCTTCTACACTTAGCATCTCTAAATGATAGTCCGTTATGTGCATGTGATAGGTAACTAATTACTGCATGACCTAATACTTGTGATTGACTTTCCATTATCTCTTTAGCAGTGATAAAGTTATCGCCCATCCAAGTTTGGTCAACATCAATACGATCAGGTATTGTATTTCTGATTTCATTAGAATCATCAACCGCGTTAGCAACAATCTCTACAAGTTTTCTTGCAGCTATACAAGTATTTGGATTCGCTCCATGTACATGCATATCTTGAGCTTCTGCAGTTTGATAGGAATGCATTCCGTTCCAGTATTCGTATTTAGTTACGATATCACCAGTGTAATATTTTCCTGTTCTTGGGAAGTGAGTTGTTTCAATATCTTTAGCACCAGCAACGTGTTCGATGATTTTTGCCATGTGTAAGAATGCATCTCTTGTTCCCATTCTTTGTTCGATTTGTAATCCAGTATTAACTGCATTTTCAAAATACATTCCAGCAGTTTGTACTGTAGCAGCATTACCACCGTATTGGATATCGTGAGCAACAGCATCAACAATATATCCAGTATCTCTTCTACACTTCGCTTCACTATATGGAAGTACTTCAAAGTATTGTGATAAGTGATTCAGTACACCAGATTGAACTGTTGCTTTAACAGCTTCAATTTCACCAAATGCTGATTGATTAGCAGCATCATAGTTTTCAAGTGTTGGGAATGCAACTGGAGGATTAAGTAGTAATGTATTATTTGTAATACTGTTAGCAACTATATCAAATAATCCTTCAACTTCAAGTCCGATTCCAGCTCCTGCAGAACCTGAACTGAAGTCTTGTGATTCAGCATTACCTGAAGATTTGAGTCCAGCAATATCTGTGTCTTGTACAATTAATTCAGCACAATCACCAATGTGTGCAAATGCAGCAGCTGTAGGTTCTCTTTGGTCAAGAGGCAGTACACTTACAGCATTTTCAAAGTAAAGTTTAGCGTCATTAATTGTTGCAAAGTTTCCACGATGTTGAGCGTCGAATGAGATAGCATCAATTAAATATCCTAAATCTCTTTCACACTTAGCAACATTATAAGAATGTGATGGTCTGTTAGCAGCTAACCAAGCAGTAATTTCAGCTTGTAAGAATGCTTTGTTATTTTGTAATTGAGCTCTACCATTAATTCTTGTTGAACTTGCCGCGTTGGATGTATATGAAATTGCATCAGCAGCAGAATCACCGTTAGTCATAATGTCAATGATTTCATCAAATGCTTCAGCAGTCTTTGCTCTCATTGTGCCATCTGTTACACCGTCAACTACTAGAGCTTTAGCATATTTAATAGCAGAAACAGTTTCTGTTAATTGTTCGTTAATAACTGCATCAGCTCCGATCGTACCGATTCGATATGCAAGTCCGTTAAATACAGCATTGAAGTTTGAACCAGTTAATACATCAGCTTTAACAGCATCAATAATAAGACCAACGTCACGCTTACACTTGTCACCATCGAATACATAATATCTGTCTTTGAGATATCCTTGTACTTCTTCAATGATAAAGTCTCTGTTACGTTGTATGTTCTTTCTTGCTAATGTTCTGTTCGGGTCAAACGATGCTTTAACTAATGTTGGTAATTGAGATGTTTCAATATTAGTATCATCAATTAAGTCTGCAATAGTTTGAATGAGGTCATGTACAGCAGTACCTGTTGCTACTGAAGCAGCAGTACCATCAGTAATTTGATAAGGGCCATCACTAATTGAATTTGCATCAGCAGAAACAAATGTATGTGGATATTGACCTGAACCACCGTCACCAACATTCATTGTAATAACAGTTGGTGTTGTTGCAGTAATTTTTACTGGTTTGTTATAGAATGGGTGATGAGCTTGAGGTGAAGTATGGTTAGCAACACCGCCACCCATATCACAAGAGAATACAAATCCTTCAGGCTTCAACCAAATACTGTCACCTTTAACAAGGTTATGAGAACCAATTGTTGCAGTAAATACACCAGTTGCTGGGTCATAAGTAGCATTAGTTGGAGTATATTGAGTTCCTATAATACCGTTACCAATTTGTGCAACAATTTCAGCAGCATTATCAGCAAGAACTGTAAATGCTTGTTTTGTTGGTTTACGTTGTTCGTATGGAAGAACGTTGATCGCTTCTCTTAAACCAGATACATTAGCATTATCTTCGTAATTGGATAATGTTCTAAATTGACCTTTAACTTCAAGTGGTAATACGTTGACTGAACGTTGTTGTTCGTAATCAGCTGATTGAGAATTGAATCTTCTGAAGTAGTAATCAAACACTTCCAATGTATTCTCATTACCACCATATTCGATATCACGAGATATAGCATCAACCATAAGGCCGACATCTCTTTCACAGACTGCTTTAGTATAAGGTAGTCCGTTATGCTCTTCTCTTAAGTAGTCAATAACACTTTCTTGTAGATTTTCTGTTAAACCGTCGATTGCATTAATTGCAGTTTCAAGTCCAGTTTCAACACTACCTTCGTCTAGTTTAGGTAGAGAGTTTAGGCTATCATCTCTAATAATTTGAGTTGTTACATTAACCGCATCTCTTGCAGCATTACCAACTTCAATTCCTGCATCAGTAAGTGATATGTCTTGAGTTTGAGTATTACCTGTTGTAGGAGTTACAGCAACATCTCTTACGATATTATATGCAACTTCTGCAATGTGTTCCCAAGTTTTTGCAGTTGGTAACTTTTGGTCTTGTGGTAAAACACTAATTGCATTTTCATAATAGAGTCTTGCGAAGTTAATAGCAGCTGCATTCGAGCCGTATTTAACATCCCATACAATAGCATCAACAAGATAACCAGTATCTCTTTCACAGTCAGCAACATTATAAGTTAATGTTGGGAACTCTTGAGCAATATAAGCAGTAACTTCTTTTTGTAAGAATAATCTGTTAAGAACTAATGCATCTGCACCAGTTTTATGATTAACAGTTAATGCAGCAGTATCAGAATAAGTAAGAGCATTCGCATTACCTGTACCATTCTGCATGATGTCAATAATTTCATCAAATGCAGTATTAGCTCTTGTTAATGCAGTTCCTGTAACACTTGGGTCAGCAGCAACTTTTGCTTTCATGTAGTTAATTGCAGCAACAGTTTCTGTTAATTGTTCTGTAATAACTTCGTTTGAACCTTTAGTTCCAATCTGATATCCAAGTCCTGTAAATACTGAATGGTAATTAGAACCTGTAGCAATATCTCTTCGTACAGCATCAAGAATGAATCCTGAATCTCTAGAACATTTTGCTCCATCAAATACGAAGTATTGTGAATCTAAGTAGTTAGATACTTTCTTAGCTAAGTAATCTTTATTAGTCTGTAATTGCTCTCTAGCATATTGACCTTGAGAGTTATAAGTGACTTTAGATACAGCATCTTTTTCAACACTTACAAATGTATGTAATCCACCAGATGATACAGCAAGTTGAACAGTAACATCATTTCCAGAAACGTTTGTAATCGCCATTGGAGTTCTGTAGTTACTATCACCTTTTCTTGGGTATGAATGTTCAGTAGCATTACCATCTTGAGCACATGTATAAGTGAAACTATAAGGAGTAAACTCAATATAATCTTCAGTTGTTAAATCATGCCCTGGAATAGTAATAACTGAAACACCAGTTGCTGGGTCATAAGTTGAAGTTGTTGGTGTGTACTGTTTAACATGAGATGCAGGGTCAGTAAATACTAGAGCATCTGAGTCAATACAGTTAGCAGTAGCACTAACAAATGTATGAGCTCCACCAGGTCCTGCACCAACATTCATTGTAATTGTATCAGCAGTAATACTGTTAATCATTACTGGTACTTTATAGAATGGGTGATGTCCTTGTGGAACAGCATGTTCGTAACTATTACCATCCATTGCACAAGTAAACACTACGCTTTCAGGTGCGATAGATACATAATCACCAGCTTCTAAATTATGTTGACCGATAGTTGCTACGAAGACTCCAGTTGCTGGGTCATAAGTAGCTGTCCTTGGTGTATATGTAGAAATATATTTAGCTGTTTTAACATTACTTGCAGTTGCTGATACAAATGTATGAACAGAAGTATCAGTTGATGTACCAACATTCAATGTTATTGTAGTATTTGTAGTAGCAGCAACTATGACTGCTTTCTTGTATGCAGGGTGCTTTCTTTCACCTTGAATAGCATTTGTGATTGCAGATACAAAGGTATGTACTCCACCGCCATTTGCTACAGCTCCAACATTACATTCAATTCCTGTTGAAGTAACAGCAGTTAATTTAATCTTCTTCTTATAGAATGGGTGATGTGGCTCTGGCGCAGCATGTTGTACTTGGTTACCATCAAGAGCACAAGTAAATACAATACTGTTTGGTGCGATTTCAATTTCATCACCAATTTGTAATTTATGAGCTCCGATCGTTGCAGTAAATACACCAGTTTCAGGTACATATGTAGCACCAGTAGGCGTAAAGTTTGTAATCGTTGTAGTCGGATAAGTATGTTGAGTTGCATTACCATCAGTTGCACAAGTAAATGTTAAACTATCAGGAGCAATCATTATCTCATCGCCGATTTGTAAATCGTGAGAACCAATTGTAAGTTCAGATAAACCAGTTACTGGGTTATAAGTTGCATTACTTGTAGAGTAAGTTTTATTTGAACTATTAACAATAGAAACAATTTTATCGAATGCTTCGTTACTTCTAAATCCAGAAGCCTTTTCATCAATTGCTCTCATTTCTATAATTGAGTTATCTAATGCAGATACAAATGTATGAGGATTAGTACCACCTGTTCCAACAAACATTACAATCGATGTTGCAGTTACTGAATAAACTGGGCAAGGGTGATTATAATAAGGATGTCCGGCAGCAGGTACTGAGTCATTTTGAACTCCACTTCCTGTATCACAACTAAATGTAACACCACCTGCTAAGAACCTTACGTAATCTCCAACTTTTAAATGGTGATGACCAATGGTTGCTTCAAATCTTCCAGTTGTTGGGTCGTATGAAGCAGTTGTTGGAGTGAAGCTTAAACCAACTCCTTTAGCAGGAGTAATAGCATTAGCAACAGCTGATACGAAGGTGTGTGGATATTGTCCAGCTCCACCATCTCCAACATTCATAGAAATAGTTGTTGAAGTCACTCCAGTAATTGGGCAAGGTGTTTGCCAATATGGGTGATGTGATTGTGGTGAAGTATGATTCTGTTGACCACTTCCCATATCACAAGAGAATGTTATACCGTTATCGGCTAACATAATGTAATCACCGATTGCTAGACCATGTCCAGTACCGATTGTTGCTGTAAACTCTCCAGTAGCTGGGTCGTAAGTTGCATCAGTTACTGTGAATCCACTCTCTGTATTGTTTAAGTTAACTCGTGTTTTTAATTCGTTAATAGCACCAGTTGTTTCTATCAATTGCTCATTGATAACATTATCTGCAAGTGTTGTACCACTTCTATATGCAATACCAGTTTGAATCGCATTATAGTTAGAACCTGTTAGAATATCTCTTTCAACAGCAGGTAAAATATAAGATTTAATATCACGTTGACACTTATCAGAATCATATCTGAAATAGGTATCATTGATATAACCTTCAACTAGGTCTTGCAAGAACTCTCTGTTCTTCTGAAGTTGTTTTCTAGCATTAGCGTTGTTAGCAGGAACGTCATTACTATATTGAATGTCGTCACCTAATACTGATACTGAATTTGTTAATGCTTCAACAAATGTATGTTTGTCAATAATTGCTGATTTACCAACATTAACTGTAATCTTAGTTTCATTTGCACCAATAACTTCAATCGGTGTTCCAGCAGCTGGGTCAGAAGCTCTTGGATATCCTGTTCGTGATGCGTTATTATCTCTATCACATGTAAATACTAAGCCACCAGTTCTTAGAAGTACTTTTCTACCAACTCCTAATCCGTGACCTGATGTTAAAGCATTTGGTACGGCTGATACGAAGGTATGTACTTGTTGACCAGTTGGACCACCTACACCCACATTCATTGTAATAGTGTTTGAAGTTACACTAATAATTGGACATGGTTTGTTATAGTAAGGGTGATGTGCTTCAGGTGAAGCATGGTTTTGGTTACCTGAACCAGTGTTACAACTAAATGTTAGACCTTCTGGTTTAAACCAAATATGGTCTTTAGTAGTCAGTTTGTGATTTCCAATAGTTGCTGTCATAATCCCTGTAGCAGGGTCATAGTTAACAGTACTAGGAGTGAAATCTTTCTTAGTGCCGAGTGTGATAACTGATAGACCAGTTTCTGGGTCATAAGTTGCAGCAGTAGGAGTAAACTGTGTTCCTTTGTTTTCTAAGATTTCTAATATATTATCAAAGCTATCATCTAATCTTTGTGAAGCAAGATAAGAATCGCCATCAATTAATTCGTTTGTTTGGTCTTTTAATCTTTTGTATGCAGCTACTGTTTCGTTATTTTGATTTTCCATAACAGTTTTTGCAGTAGCCATATAATATGCTCTACCTGCAGTAACCGCGTTATAGTTTGTGTCAAACAACATATCGTTTTTAACAGCTGGAAGAATATAATCTGAAACATCTCTTCGGCATGCTGCACTGTCGTATGCATAGAACTCACCATTGTTTTCAATCCAATCAATAAGTTCGTTAGTAATAAGGTCTCTGTTATCTTGTATTAAGTTACGTGCTGCAGTTTGAGGAACTGTAGTATCTTGCCAAATAATTGGATTCATGTTCTCTTCGCCATACTCTAATACATTGAGTAATTCGCTAAAGGATGTTTCAACACGTTCGTTAATTTTTACATTACCAGCATTAAATACCTCTTTTGTTCTATCTCTTAGATATTCAAGTGCACCTTTTGTTTCTACTAATTGTTCACCTGGTACAACATAACTGATTGGTGACCTATATGTAATTCCACCAAGTCTTCCCCAATAGTTAGTATCGAGAGCAATGTCATAACCTGTGCCATCAAGTACAATACCTGAATCTCTTAAACATTTTTCTGAATCATATCCTTGGTAATCTAATCCGCCATTTCCTGTATTAGCTGTTAGATATTCAACAACATCATCAATAATGTCATCAGCACGATCGTTAATAGTATCAGCAAAGGCTGTATTACCAATAATTGTTGCAGTAGTTGACTTAGGAGCAAAGAACTGTGTAGTACCTTTTGCTCTCATTGAGATGTCACCGAACTGAGTACCTGAGTTGTTCAGTGTCATTTGTCCACCATTCAATGCATAGAATGCACAACGAACGAAGATTGACAATGAACCAATACCGTTAACACCAGCTCCATCTCTAGCAACATAACCTAAACCGTTTTGAGTACGAGGTGTGAAACCAAAACATAATACGTAGGTATATAGTGAGTCTGTATCGAGTACTCTTCTGTCTGCAAGTACACAACCACCACCTCTACCAACCGCTCTGTTCGGGAAGTCATCAAATCCGATAGATTCAACAACACCAACACCGCCTGATTCAGTAGTTACAGTATCACCGACAGCAAATCCTTTATTATTCTTAAGGTTACGAACTCTGATCGTACGATATGTTGCAATATCACCAGGTTGTCCTTTTAATGCGTCTTGTGAATCGTCCCAAGATAGGTAACCAATAGCACCAGATGAGAATACAACCTCATCGTCTTGAGCCCATTGACCAGTAAGTCCAACCTCTAATGTAAATACTCTACCAAGGTCAGCAAGTGTACCTTTTGAGTTATACGGATTTAAAGGTGGTTCAACATCTTGTCGTAAGAAGTTAGATAACTGAGTACTATCTCTTAAGTAAGGTGAACGTAATAGTTTAGCACCTGGTCGATAAGCAACCGCGAATCCACCCTCTGGGAAGTCAAAGTTATCAACTTGGAAATTTTGATATGAGAAACCTTGAGCATAACAACCAGAACCTACAAGAATACCATTATTGTTTTCGTATCCAGGAAGTAGTTCGATAACAGTAGCATACTGACCAGCTGTTGAAGTAATAGAACAATCATCAGGTAACATAAGATTACCTTTAGTGTAGTATGTACCTGGTCCAACTGAGATATGAACTGCGTTGTTAATAGCGTTTCTGTTTAAGTCACCACCTGCTTTTTCCAAACATAATTCAAATGCTCTTTCTAATGTTTGTACAGGTTGTAGCATTGTACCTGGATTTTTATCATCACCAGATGCAGCGTCTACATTAACTTTTAATGCTTGTTGTGTTTTACGAGATACTTCATCGTAAAGTTGAGCAAAATTGATTTTTTCTGTTTCACCAGTTCTCTCGTTTTTGACAGCAAAGAATGCTTCATCGTCGATTGGTGCTTCAAACTCTTTATTAATTTCCATGTCGAAGTCGACAAGGTTAGAGTTTGATATTGTACCACCGTCAAATACTGACCCTGACATCGAGCCATTATCAAACGTTGAATTATTTGAAGATAAACCATCTGCAGAGGAACTTCTGATTGTCATATCAGTAGCTACAACATTCTGCATTGTACCTTGGAAATCAGTATTAGATATTGTACCATCAGTAAATACTGAATCATCAATGGTTGAATTAGTCAGTACTACATTATTTCCAGTACCATCATTAAATTCAGATGAAGTAATAATTGTGTTATTAACAGTACTGTCATTAAGCTGTGATGAAGTAATTACGAAGTTATTTGCAGTACCATTTAATAAAGTAGTATCTGTAAATATGTTATTTGAACCAGTACCATCATCAAAAGATGATGTAGTGATGGTCATAGTACGACCATCTGAATTTGTAATTAGACCACCATCAAACGTTGATGAACTCATGGTAATATTATTAGCTGTGCTATCTGCTAATGTGCCATTAGTAAATGATGATTGAGTAATTGTTACGTTATTAGCAGTACTATCAGTGATTGTAGAATCATCAATAGTTGAGTTAGTTAATGTTACATTATTTCCAGTACCATCATTAAACTCGGAATTTGTTATTACGACATTGTTTGCAGTACTATCATTAAGTTCAGAACTTGTAAGTACTACGTTGTTACCAGTAGAATCTGTTATTGTGCCATCAGTAAATGATGAGTTAGCAATTTCTAAATTTGTACCAGTTGAATCAGCTAATGTACCATCAGTAAATGATGATGAGGTAATCGTAATGTTATTAGCAGTGGAATCAAAGATTTCAGTATCTCGGATTGTTCCTCTGAGAAAATTAGTATCTTCAATATCTGAATTGTCAATACGAACATTATCGAGAGTTGAGTCTCGCATTTGGACACCGGATATTGTACCGCCAGTGATTGTAATGCGGTCAAAAATCTCATACTGAATAGCTTGAACCAGTTCTTTCCTCGTGATGTTACTTGTACCATCATCACCTTGAACAAGGTTGACAATTACAAATAAATCCTCTGGCCTGGTATTAGCACCGGTAATAGGAGGTAATTCTGAAATTTTTGCCATTTAGACTTTTCCCTTTAATTTCTATTATTTATTAGGTTAGTACCCAATTGCCAATTACGAATTCAACTGATTTTGCAAATCATTGACTTTTTCGTTCAATTCTTTAATCGACTCTATTAAAAGAGGGATTAATTGGTCATAGCGAACGGCTTTATATGTGCCACCATCTCTTTCGTGGTCAAATACAACGTTAGGAAGAACCTTTTCAACTTCCTGTGCGATAACTCCCGGAACCGTCTCGCGGGGTTTATCTTTATAATTAAATGTGTAACCACTAATTTCATTTATTTTTTCTAGTGGTTGTTCAATAACTTTTAAATTCTCTTTTAATCTTTCATCAGATGCACTGTATGCAGTAATAACATCACCAGATGCTCTTATCTCACCAGTAACACTAAGTAAACCTGTGATAGTATGGTCACCCGTTTGGATTATATCACCAGTAACTGTTAAATCACCAGTATATGTGTCGTTAGCATCACTTCTTAAAAACTGTGTACTATTTAAATTGTCAAGTGTATCAGCATTAGTACCTGAGTCAAAGTCAGTATCGTTAACCCATGCTCCTGCACTTGAACTATACTTTAATGCCTGACCATCTTGTACATTAGTAATTGTAACATCTGAAAGTTCGTTAACAGCTACTGATGATACAACACCTGTTAATTCAGAACCATCTCCAATAAATTTGACAGCAGTAACGTTTTCTGTAGCTACCATATTAATTGCAGTTAATGTACCTGCAGATGATAGCTCTAGTTTAGATGTACCTGTGCCGGTATTAATAAGGAAATTACCACCACCATCTTTTAAACCAACATCCCATGTAATTGAGCCGTTTGTAAATTCAACCTGTCCACCAGTTCCGTTAGAAAATGTAGCAGTTGTTTGTGATGCACCATTAACTTTAAATGGGCTATTTACTTGAATTGTAGCTGAAGCTGTTTTAGAAGATATAGCATCGGCTCGAACATTACCTAAAAATTCAGCAGCTGTAAAGTTACCAGTAATTTCAGCATTACCTTGAGCTACTGTATCACTTGCTCCAGTAGTAACTACATCAGTTCTGAATGCAGCAGCATAGGCATTAGTTTTATCTAGCCATTGTTGGAATGTAGCTGTTGTTTCTACGTTGCTTATATTCTTTGCCATTACTTATTTTCCAGCTTTTCTATTCGCTCATAAATGGATATTATACTTCTTTTGATTTCTAAAATATCGTCTTGTAGTTTATCTACTTTTCTATAATAGGATCGCTCTACTTTATATTTATTCAGCGCAGCTGCATCTGTGTTTAACACCGCTCCACTGTTTCCATCTCTTTTTAAATTTTTCATAGTTATTGCCTTATGTCAATGCGATCGCTCGATAATCTTTCACTGTTGGTGCATTACTAATCTCACTGGAAAGTAAATCAATTCGTATTGCAAATCTTCTGTATTCAGTAAATGTGCCATTATCGCTAGTATATTCCCAAACACCGCCATTCTGAGCAGTAGTTGGTACCTTATATTTGTATTCTTTATAATCTTTTATATTACTCTTATTTGAGAATACTCCGACTCCTTCAAATAACTCTAATTCTGTCCAATCTAATGTGTCGAATGAAGCTCCATCAAATGGGCTTTGAGCTTTAAGATAAACTTTAATATCAGAACCTAATGGTCTGTAACCTGTTAATGTCAGTTCTAAATCTTCAGCATCTAAGTCACTTGATAACTCTATAGTCTTAGAAATATATTTAGAGGTATCTGCAGATGTATTTGATAATGTATATTGATAAGCTAATAATTTAGAAATTTCCATATCAATAAATGGAGATGATGTTGCGTTACCACCATTTTCCATATTAACATTAAGGTCAAACGATTTTGAACCTGTTGGGTCGTTCGATGTACTATAAAGAACTACACCTTTTTCGTTAAAGTGATTGTTGCTATTAAACTGAAGTGGTAAGTCATATGTAATATTAACATTATCTGTTGGTACAAATGTTCCGTCAAAGGTTGTTGTAGAAACAGAATCATTAACTTTAGCAATGAATGGTTGTACATAACTGATATTAATATTATCAACTGTTGTACAGCTAGCACTGACTCCACTATCTAAACCTCTAATTGGTTTAGCAGAAGGCCCAAATTTTCTTGTTGATGCTGCAGAACTATTTTCCAAATGCATTCGTGATGCATCACGTTTATCTAAATAAGCTAATTCACCGACTGTAACTGGACTGTGGAATATAGAAGCATTATTAGCAAAACCGTAAGCACTTTCAAGTGTGAGTTGAGTTCCACTATCTACTGATGCAATTTTATATAATCCATTTACTGCATCACCAGCTGTAAATAATCTAATGAAATCACCAGCACTATAGAAACTATCCAAGCTACTTCCACCTGAAACTGTAGTATTACCACTTTCTACTGAAACTGTATTAGCAGTAATAGTTACATTTGGGTCGTCTTGGTAAATCTTTTCACCAACATTAAATTGACCAGTAATATTACCAACAGTTAAGAACTCTGGATTATTTGGAGTTAATGTCATAGTACCAGTTGAAGCACTAAAGTTTGCTCTTCGTAAAGTGAACTTCATATCTTCATCTTGGTAAGATGACCATGCTTGGTTATTAGTTGAAGTAAATAGAACACCGTCACCCCAGTCTTGTACGATTGCTGAACCCTGTGAGGCTCCTGGCGTTAAATCTGTTCCACCAACTTTTGATATGAATACTAAGTAATTTGGGTCTGAAGCATCTGGTTGTAATACAACTGCATATTCTTTTTCAACATCAAGTTTAACTGGTGCATCGAATGTAAATGTTGTTGCTACTGAAGCATCATCAGATGCTTGAGCTGTTCCTGTGAAAGTTTTATATACTTTAGAGAATGGTACGATTTGGTTTGTTGGATAACCATTAATAACTTCACGCACTTGCAAAGTAATACCATTGTCAGTACTTACACGTTTAAAGAATACATCAACTTCAGATAAGAATACTGAGTTACTACCTTGACCCATACCTTTCTTAATAAAGAATGTTTGAGCAATTGGGTCGCGGCCTCTTACTCTTCTTGTAACGTTTCTTGTAGTTGTTCTTGTATTAACATCAAAGTCTGGTTGTCGAGTTGATGTTGTAAGAGCTGTCTTTTCAACACTGAAGTTATATGCACGATATGTAACGAATCCTTTCGATGTAGAAGCCGAATCAATACTTGAATATGTATCAATGTCTGCAACTTCTAATACTCTATCACCAACATAAAATGTTTCAGCAGGAATATTAAATACAGCATAAAGATTACCGTTAGCATTTGTTGTTACTGATGTAACACCTTTAGCACCAGCTCTTTCGATTCCATCAACAGTGTCAGATGGAGAACCTTCAATAATATGAGCATTAACATCAACACCGTCAAAATAGAAATAATGAGCAGTGTTAGGTCTTAATCCACTCATAAAGAGTTTAATATCACGAGATGCCATAAATGGCTGGAATTGGAAATTAGATACAAAGTCACCAACCGGTGCAGTGATTGTATTATTATTAACAATAATCTCACTCATGATTGTTGTAATTTGGTCTGTAGCTGTTCCAGCTCCTCGTCTTCCTGCTCTTCCGCCATCACGCTCAAATCCAATTTGCTGAATTCGTGTATCAGTCATTGGAAGGAATCTTTGAATACTATCAACAAACTCTTGGAAAGGAGTTGCTAAATCAATCTCCAATGTTACTGGGTTTGTAGTTGTATCATAAGAAGCATCGTAAGGTGGTGAGATAACGCCTTCACCAACATATTTAAAGAAGTTACTTACACAGTTTCTAAAGTCTGTTGCATAAGGCTGTGTAATAAGTAAAACATTACTATCCTTAGTTAATGTACCAACTTTTGCATCTGTAAGTGATGGGAATATTGTACCACTTGTATTTGTTTTATATTTTAAATCAATTGGGAATGTCTTAACTTCAGGTGTTAATATTTTCTGATTGAATGGTACTGCTGCCCTAAATTCTGGGCTTTGAATATTTGCAAGACTTAAATTATTAAATGGTTCTACAATAAATCCATTTTTAAATCTGTTTAAACCATTTTCATCAAGTACTAATAAGTTTTGTGTATCTGACTCTAATTGATTAAGTGAAATATAATATGCCATACTATCAATTTTCTGCTCTAGCGCATGCATATCTTTCATTGTATATGCCTTAACACCAGTAGGAGTTACCTTGATTGAATAATCAAGAGCACGTTTTTCTTGAGCAACTTTACTTGATAGTGCTGGGAAACTTGGTATTGAAATATTTGCTAAAACAAGTTTATCGTTTTCAATTTGAGGTGGAACAGGTTGTCTTGCTTCTTTACCTTTAATTAAATTAATTTGCCCATAAGAGTCAGCAACAAGTGCGTCAATACGCTTGAGATAATATTCAATATCTGTTGTTGCACTTTCGTCTATTGCTGGAAGTAGAGGAACACCGTAACTAGCAAAGGTTGGTTTAGTAACTCCAACACTTGGTAATGCTGACCCTGCGTTTGCACTGCTCTCAGTTGCAGCATAATCTGCATTAACTTCTTTGTCACAATGAGGTCTAAAGTCTAAGCAATCCCTAAGGTTAAATAGTATCCCTGTGTCACTTACATGTACCGGTATGTCATTTCTATCGAGTGTATTGGGGTAACTATTAATTGAGAAAAAGTACTCACCAGTAGACGCTGAGACTTCGAATACCTTAACCTTAATTAAGAGATCGCCATCAGCTGGTTTGACTCTACCAGGAATAAATTCCATATATGATAAGTCATAGTACTGGTCTTTTTGATTTGTTTTAAGTCTAAAGCTATCTGTTACATCAAGTCCAGTATTATCTTTAACTTGAAGTATCTCAAATACATCTGGGAAACCTAAATTGTATCTTGTATTAGCTGGGTCTGCGATCAGAGCTGATGTCGTTTTAACCCAAGGCTCACGAATAACTTTATTATATGAATCAATACCATTTGAACCTGTACCAACTAATCTTCTGTTATGATAAACATATACATTAGAGTTTGCACTAGAGTCAATAGTGAAATCCATTTGAGAATTATTTAATGTTTTTGTTAATCCACTTACTGTCCATTGAACACCGTTATCAGCAATAACTAAAATATCGTTTTGTTGACAATCAAAATCTTCACCAGGATTTGCTGTAAGAGTTATAGCTCCTGCTGAATGTGTAGCAGCAATTCTTTGTCTAACAGGTACTAATGTATCTGTCAACTCAAATGTTCCTAATATGCTTGAGTCAAATAATAATGGCTTCTTGCTTACTTCTTTTAATTTATTACCAACAGAAATATATCCGTTACCATCTGTTACTCTATCTAAATTTGAAATACTTCCACTTAATTGGATAGCAGTAAGATAAAGTCTTGTAGGAGTAAGGTTAATAGCAATTGCAGTACCGATAGTTACATTACTTGAATTTTGTAAATTAATTGGTGTATGGTCAATATCAATTCTTCCATTGAAACTACTCACGTCAACATAGTGACCATATTGTGTTCCAATACTTTGATTGTTAACTATTTCTGTTGCTGCAATCTGGTCGATTTTAATACTTTGTTCACCAGAGTTTTCAACACGGAATCCTTTAACGTATGCTACGCCTTGACCAACAAGTGCATGAACTTGTGAATTAACTTCACCTTCTGGTATACGGTCATCTGTAGCAATTGGAAATTGTTCTAGTACATAGTTACCTGACTCTTCGTATGTTCTTCGAGCCATTTCTTCACCAAGAACATTATATTGAGAAACATCTCTTAGTCCAACTGCGTTTCCGTTTTGATAACGAATAAGTGAGAAGAAGTCAGAATCTTCTGCAGCTTCAGTTGGTAATTTAATAACTAATGTTGGAGTCAGTTTTAATCTATCTGCACCAGGTGCGTTTTCATTTTTAGAACCGTATGCATTGTCGTATAAACTGTCGTCTTGTAATGCATTAATTTGTGCTTCTGTTACTTGGAAACCAACAGATTTATCAGCAGGAACATCACTATAATTTTCAACAACGAGTGTTTGTTCTTCTGCAAATATGAAATGACCTTTTTGGAATACAATACCAGGTGACATTTGAATACCAAATGCTTTACCTACTCTATCACTACCTGATGCTGTTTTTGTATTTGCATCAACGGCAAATACTGGATTTGTTACTGCTAATGGAGCTTCAGTACCACGCTTATATTTAAAGAGTTCAATACTAAATGGCTCATTAATTGTAAACTGTGTATAGTTAGCTGTGGTATTTAAATACTTAATCCAAAATGTACTTGGAGTTGCTGAAGCATTTGTACCTTTAAAACTTTTAATAATTTGAGCACGCAATCCAGAGATTGAGCCTACCATTATATAAACATAGTCAACTTCAATATCGTCTACACCAGGTGACTCTACAACAACTCTACTTTCATATGCAGTTGGGACAAACGAAGCAGGAGTTGTAAGTTTAACATATCTTAAATCATCATAGTTATTAAAAGTACAACCTTTAACAATACTACCTTCTTTAAATATGTTATCGCCAAATTGTTCAATCTGGTTTTGCAGAATGCTTTGTAACTGTGTGAGCTCACGAGCTTGAACCGCAAATCCCGGCTTAAACAAGATTCGATTGAATTGTTTATCTTGGTCGTAATCGTCAAAATATGGCGATTGGTTGAGATTTGTGTTAATAGGCATTTATATTATTTCCTTAAAATTCCAGTACAAACTTAAATTCCTCACGAGATAGGTCGGTTCTTGCTAGTGGGAAGAAGTTCTCCATAAAGTAGACTTCACCAGTCTTTTGCATATAATTTGATAATGTAACGTTTGTTGTTACCGGATTATTTATATTGATAGTCTGGCCCGTTTCGTTTCTAAATGGTAAAGTTAAATCTAATGGTACATCGTTTGTATTATTTTGATGTAATTGACCAGTAGCAGCATTATTTGGGAATGGTCCTAAGTATTCAGCAATATAAACTGTATTTGCTGTTTCGTCAACTTCATGTACTTTTCCACTGAATGTTGTTTCATTACTACTATTGACTTGTATGACTGTACTATTTGCTGTTAGTTTATTATAATCATCTGTTACTACTGCTATTCTGTTGTCGAATACATTAGCAGTAAATCCAGTATCAAAGTCGGGTGATCGCACAATACCTACACCACCGTAAGTATTAACATCACCAATTTGAGTATTGTCTTCTGCTGTGATATATCCATAAAAACTAAAGTGTTTACATTTTAATTCATCAATTAAATTAAATCCGTGACCACCTGGGGGTGATAAACGAGGTCTTGCTAATGCACGCACATCTGTTGTTGTATTATTTTCTGGTAAAAATGAATTCTTACCAGGGTCTACTATTTCTGCAGTTGCAGATGTATAGTTACTTCCTTCTGCTAAAATTGTAACACTTGTAATTCTATTATTAACAATATTTGGAATTCCTACTGCTCCAGTACCATCACCAGTAATTTTTAATCTAGGAAGTATCTTAAAGTTAGCATTACTCAATACTCCAGTTGTATCTGGTGTTGGAGCACCTGTTAATAATTCAGCACCAACTCGTATTTCAGCATTACCTGTATTTTCATTATAGCTATAATAAGTAATTTGGAATAAACGAGATACACCGTCTGTTGGATTAGTTGTGTAAATAAATTGTCCAGTAAAGAAGTTTGTGACTGGACTCCATTCAGTAAACGGTGTGACAATGAGTACACCAGATGAGAATGGGCTCTGAATTAAACCACCTCGATGTTCTTCGTATCCAAAGTTATCGTCTGGATTTGTTACAACAATATTTGATACAGTACTATTTGTTGTTGGTAAAGGATTATTTGGATTTGGAGTTGGTACAATTGGAACATAACCAATTGCATTATAAGCATCAAATTCTAATGTAGATATAACATACATATATTTCCAAACATACCCATCAGCTGTAATGTATATTTGGTTTGAATTAGTAGGGTCGTAATTAGGTGGTGTTGATGCTGCTCCACCAGAGTTGTTATCTAAACATTTAAATACTCGGTAATCACCAGTATCATTATCGTTAGGACCAACTACTGCATAAAATCTTGTATCGGTTAAATCTACATTATCATCATATTCAACATATACTTGACCAACCTGCCAAGGATAATATTTAACCATAAAATGAATATCGTTAGGTAATATTTTTTTACCAAAAAGTGTTCGCTCTAAAAATCCAGCTTTAGAGGCTTGTGCATCGACTGGTGCGAAAGTGTCGATACCAGATACGAAAACATAATAATCATTGTTCACGAGGTCATCTATGAATAACCTTGTCACATCTGATTTAAAACTATTACTTAATATTTCTGCCATTTGTTAGACTCTAACTCTTTTTTATTATTTATTACCAGCTTCAAGATGAAAAAGAAACCTTTTGCCTAGGCCATGCTCTTCCTTCTACTGGTCTTCTACCGTTTGTTGTTTGTTCTGAACCACCGGCAATATATTTACCGGTGCCCATTCTAATTCCCCAAGGGATATGTACTCTTAATGCTGGTGTTCCATATAATTCTGTTAGTTCTGCGCCACCGTTCTGATAATTATTATCTTTAATTCTGTTTACTTCAGTCGATGCATATAATTTGCTCGATGATAAATCTTGAGGTCGATATACACAACCTGAACCAAGAAGATAAGAACCTGAAACATTTTGGAAATCAATTCCGTCATCTACATCTGTAGATAAGTCTGTATCTCCAATTAAATTTTCTTTTGCAGCCTGAACCATAATCTGTTTTAATTTTGCAATGGATGGATATACTCCTCGCTCAGTAAAGTAATGCTCTAAAAATACTGTTGCACATCCAGCTGCAACCGGGCCTGCACAACTTGTTCCACTGAAATATCCCCATTTGCCATCATTATAAGTACCTGTAGGATAGCTTGTCCATGTAAATGCGCCATAAGCAGCAAAATCAATCTGAGGTCCACGACTACTATAATCGTCCATTAATCTGTTTACATCATCTTGTTGACATGCAGCAATTGTAAACTGATTATCTCCACCTGTATTTTCTGCTCTTAAAGGATATACA